AGCCATCCTGCAAGAGCGCCAAGGCCTGCAAGACCAACTCGACGAACTCACGATGTCGTCGGTGCAGTTGCTAGGCAAGCAGCGCGCTGCGCTCGACGAAAGTAACCGCGCGCTGTTCGACCAGGTGCAGGCTGTGAAATCTCAGGCTGCCGCACTGCAGGCTGTGAAGGATCAGGCCAGCACAATGCTGGCTGGGGTCAACGATATGTACTCCGTACTCCAGAAAGTGGTGTCGCGAGAGAAGTCGGCGATCCAGACGAGCGTTGACACGCATACCGCGGCCTTCAACAAACTGCAAAGCTTGTCGCAGGCGCTTCACAGCACGCTCGATAGCCTTCAATCGCCAGAACAGAAGCTGTTCGCGCGGTCGATGGCGCAGGCCGAAATTCGGGCTGACTTGGCAATCACTAAAGCAGGCGGCACGCTTTCGGATGCGCAAGTCGAGTCGCTGAAGAAGGCGCTCGGTGCGGTCACGCAGGATGCGTCGAAGCAGTTCGGATCGCGCGAAGACTACATGTTCGACCTGCTGCGCACGCAGAACGATATCGCCCAACTGGGTGACATCACTGACGATTCGCTGTCGGTCGAGCAGAAGTCGCTCGACGCGCTGAACGACCAGCTCAAACGCCTCGATGCGATTGTGGCGAATGGGCAGGCGGAGATCGATGCGCTGAACGGACAGTCTGTCGCAACGCTGTCCCTGGCTCAGGCCTTGGCAGCGTTCCAATCGTCGATCGGTGGCGCGAAGTCGAATCCGGTCGTTGGTGGCACGTCGACGGTCGCTAGCTTCTACCAAGACCTGCTCGGACGGGCGCCGGACAAAGCCGGCCTGCAGTTCTGGCAGGACCAGATTGCTAAAGGCACATCGCTTGACTCCATTCGCGCCGCCATCATGGGAAGCGATGAGTACAAGAAGCTGCACCCGTTCGCAATCGGCACGAACTTTGTGCCTGAGACGATGCCGGCGCTTGTGCACCAGGGCGAGCGAATCATCCCGGCAGCTGATAACCGGGCGCTGATGGCTCGGTTGTCTAGCCCTTCGGACAACAGCTCGGCACTGGCCGGTGCGGTGAAGGAACTGACCGTAGCTGTGGATCAGCTTCGAAAGGAGAAGGAAGAAATGTCGAAAGAAATGGCAGTTATGGCTGACGTACTGAAGGGCGCAAGCCCGGGCGGCAGCTTCCTTCGTGTGAAGGTGATCAATTGAGCGGCAATCTCAGCGTCTTGGTGCCGATCACGATCACATCAGCCATCTTGCAGAGCACCACGGCTGTAGCAGAGGGCTATCCCACCTGGACGAGCGGCGCGACGTTTGCGGTGGGAGCCTATTGCTACAGCCCGGTGACTCAGCATAATTACCGGAGTCTCGTCGCCAGCAACACCGGCAAGGATCCGACTGACCCCACCAATCGCGTAGCTGCCAGCAGTGGCGGGGTCGTGTACTGGCAGGACGTCGGCCCGGCCAACCCTTGGGCGATGTTCGACAAGAAGATCGGTACGGCCACAACGGCGAATGGCAACCTTACCGTTGTCCTACGTCCGGGGGCGTTCAGCTCGCTCTACGTCGTTGGCGTTTCGGCGACTGCGATCTCGGTTACGGTAAAGGACGCGCCTGGGGGCTCAGTTGTCTACTCGTACACCGGAAGCTTGGAGGGAAGTGCTCCTGATGATTATTGGGAGTACTTCTACGATCCCTTCGAGCCGCTAACCGATCTTCTCCTGAGCGACATCCCGCCCTATGGGACAGGGGAGGTCACGGTCTCGTTAACTGATGGCGGAGCGGTCAGCTGTGGTGCGCTGGCCATCGGCGACATCAAGATTCTTGGCGAGACTCTTGCTGATGCGGAGGCCGAGCCAACGTCCTTCTCCTACATCGATACGGATGATTGGGGCAACACCGACATCATTGACGGCCCGTCAGCGACGAACCTGACTATGTCGGCGATCACAGAATCGAGGGCTGCAGGAATGCGCGCCCAGCAAATCGTTACCTCTCTGCTAGGCAAGCCTGCGTTCTATTTCTGCTCTGATCGCGCTGATACGGCGGGCCTGCGGACATGGGGGCTGGGCTCAGGCAAGTTTTCCTACCGCGGCGATCGCTGCAATATTTCCATGACAGTTAAAGGGCTCATCTGATGGCTACGTCCCCACCACCATTCACTCCCTTCGGCGGAGCGGCGCCACAACGAGGAGACCGGTCGACATTCTCCCAGCGCTTCGATGCATTTATTACTTGGTTCATAGGTGTGACCGCGCCGCTCGCAGCACTTGCCGCCAACGTCTATGCTAACGCGCTGGAGGCATTCAACAGCGCTAATGCAGCCACAACGGCCGCCTCCACTGCGCTGGCAGTTTCCGGAGCGAGTGCTTGGGTGAGCGGTACGACCTACGCACTCAATGCGGTAGCAATCAGCCAAGTCAATTTCCAGGCATATCGGCGCAAAGTCGCCGGTTCAGGCACCGTCGATCCAGCTAACGATGGCGCGAATTGGGTGCTCATCGTCGGCAACGCTACTAACGGCGCCTTCGTCGGAGTGCCGCTCACGGGCACCGTGATTGACCTGAGTCTCGGCAATTACTTCATCGACACGATCAGCGGCGCCAAGACTTACACGATCATCAACTGCCCGTCCGACTGCTACGCCTTCGTGCTCGACCTGACGATCACCTCCGGCAGCCCGGCATTCCCCGGCACCGTGAAGGTGACGGGCAACTACCCGATCACCATGAACGCAGGTAAGTCCCAGCTGCTCACCTTCATCACCAAAGACCGCGGGGTCGCGCGCTGGCGCATGTCGGTTGCCCCCAACTTTGACATCTGAGGCGCGCTGATGGATCACGTAACGTTCATGCAGCTCTTCGCGATCGGGGCCGATCGGTCGGTAGACCAGGAGGCCTTCACGACCCCCGGCACATTTAACTTCATTGTGCCGCCGAATGTCTATAGCATCTCTTGGGTAGGCATTCAGGGTGGCCAGGGTGGAGGAACAGCTGGCGGGAATGGGGGTTATCTTGCCTATCTGGACAATATTCCCGTAACCCCGAATGAAACCCTGACAATCGTCACTGGAGCGGGTGGCACTAGCGTAACCTTTAACCCAAATACTACCAGTGTGAAAGGTGCAGTCGGAGGTCACTCCAGCCTGAAGCGCGGGTCTACCACTCTCGCCACCACAGACCCGGCCATCACAATCCCTGGCATTGTCCGATTTGCTGGGGGCGTTGGTGGCTTCGGTCGCGGCGGTCAATACGGCGACGGTGGCGGGGGAGGCGGTGCTGGCGGGTACTCGGGTGTAGGCGGCGATGGCGCAAGTTACAGTTCAGGTGTCATCACCAACGCCAGCTCTGGCAGCGGGGGCGCTGGCGGGGGTGGTGGCATAACACAGGGCTACTTCGTTGCGAGCACCCTCTGGGTTGGTTTCCTAGGGGGTATGGGCGGCGGTACGGACTTGAAGGGTCAAGGCTCTAGTGGGTCGGCGGGAACCAGTGTCTCAGGTGATGAGGAGAAGAGCGCCGCAGCTAACTCTACTGCTAATGGTGGCACCGGCAGCCTGTCAACTGCCTCGGGCGGCTATGGCGGTGGCGGGGGAGGCGGGCGAAATACCGTTGACACGACAAATGGCAACACGTCACCCTCATTTGGTCAAAATGGCCGTGGTGGTGCCGTGCAACTCATCTGGCCCGGAACCCTGCGCCAATATCCATCAACCCGCACTGCAGACGAATAAAGGACGGTTATGTACTATCGACCAGATACTGGCGAAAAGTTTCAAACGCACAGCGAGATTCGGGCTAGCTTTTCCAGTGGCGACATTGTGGTCCTATTCCTCGACGTCATCACAGACGAAGATTTGACGGATCGCGGCGTTTTCCCGCTCGCGAATGCGACAGAACCGTATACCGAGCCGGACCAAATCGCGGTCGCTCTCGAGCCCGAACTCGTCGACGGCGTGTGGACGCAAATGTGGAACGTCCGTGCAGCGACCCAGGAGGAGCTTGATGCGCGCGCGGCTGCAGCAAAGGCCCTCGTCCCGCAGCAAGTGACGCGCCGCCAGGCGCGGCAGGCGCTACTTCTGAATGGGCTCCTCGATCAGGTGCCGGAGAAAATCGCGACAATCAGCGACGCGACCGAGCGCGGTCTGGCACAGATTGAGTGGGAGGACTCGCAGGTGTTCGAGCGAAACCGTCCGCTGCTGATCTCGATCGGCACCGCGATCGGCCTGGACTCCGACGGCCTCGACGCGCTGTTCGTTCAGGCGGCGGGGCTGTGATGCGGGGCGGCTACGTTACTGTTCGGCTTACCAGCCGCTGGCCCTACAACCCGCTCAGTCTTGCAATCGGCTTCGCGGCAGGGTCCCGCCAGTTTAGCCACGCTATCACCATCATTGGCGACCGAGCTTATGAAGCCTCGATGACGCACGGCTGCCGAGCTGGATCCGTCGATGATCTGATGGAAGGCGTAGCGGTCTACCGCGACATGCCGGTTTGGGTTCCGGACATCGATGCAGCGCAGGTGTTTGCCGAGGCTCAGGTAGGGAAAAGTTACGACTGGCCCGGCGCCGTTGGCATCCCTTTCACCTATTCGGAGGACTGGAGCGATGATAGCTGCTGGTGGTGCTCCGACTTGGCTTTTGCCATCGTCCTGGCCGGCGGCACGCGTTTGCTCGATCCTGATGTGATGAAGCGCGCCCGCCCGATCGACCTGCACATGGCCGACTACCCCAAAGGGCCCTTCGTCCGAATGCGACGGCCACCGCAGGATCCACCAAACCAACCCGCAGATGCGGGTTTTTTTACGCCCACCTAAAGGACCGCAGTGAGCGACCACGTAAAGCACTTCTTCGACGCCGCGTCGACCCTCACCGCCG